CCATCCTACACGGTACGGGCCGACAGGCTCGCGCTCGGTTGGACGGCCGACAAGTCGATCATCTCGTCCCTGTTCAACATGATCGCAATCGACGTGTCCGCCACGCCGATCCGACATGTCGACACGGCTCAAAATGGAACCTTTATCGGGATTCGGCGCTCGGCTCTCAACGACTGCCTGATGCTCGAGCCGAACATCGACCAGAACGGACGCGCCTTCATCCAGGACGCCGTGCTGTCGCTGTTCGACGAAGGGGTCATCGCCATCGTCCCGGTCGAGTCCGACCTGGATCCGAGGACGAACAACAGCTTCGACATCAAGCAGCTCCGTGTCGGACGAATCACACAGTGGTTCCCCGAGAACGTCGAGGTGGAGGTCTACAATCAGGCCACCTCGAACAAGGAGCGGGTGATTCTGCCGAAGCGCACGGTGGCCATCATCGAGAATCCTCTCTACGAGGTGATGAACAAGCCGAACTCGACCCTCAAGCGATTGAGCCGCAAGCTCTCCATGCTGGACCTGGCCGACGAGAAGACGTACACCGGCAAGCTGGACATCATCATCCAGCTCCCTTATGTCGTCAAGACCGAGGCCATGCGCCAGCGGGCGGAGAACCGCATCCAGTCCATCGAGGACCAGCTCGGCAAGGGCGGACATGGGATCGCCTACACCGACGGCTCCGAGAAGATCACCCAGCTGAACCGCCCGGCGGAGAACAACCTGCTCGATCAGATCAAGTTCCTCACCGCGGAGCTCATGAGTCGCCTCGGTATATCCGAGGACGTCTTCAAGGGCACTGCGACGGAGATCGTCTGGACTCACTACTGGAACCGGGCTGTGGAGCCCGTGCTCTCGGCTCTCGCCGACGGGATGAGCAAGGCCTTCCTCACGAAGACTGCGCGCACTCAGGGCCAGGCCGTGCAGTACATCCGCGATCCGTTCAAGAACGTTCCTCCGAGCCAGATCGTCACGTCCCTGGATACCATGCTCAGGGACCAAGTCATCACGCCTAACGAGGCCCGTACGAGGATCGGTCTTCCGCCGTCCCCGAACGAGCAGGCGGATCAGTTGCAGAACCCGAACATCAACCCGCAGATGGGCGACACCTCCCTGGACGGCGAGGGGGCTGCCGAGGACTCCGGTCCTGATGTACAGTCGGTGCTCAGCACGCCGATGAGCCAACTCAAAGGAGAAGGATGAAGTTCGACTTCAGTGGCTGGGCCACTAAGAACGACCTGACCTGCTCCGACGGGCGCACTATCAAGCATAATGCGTTCAAGGAGAATGACGGCCAGCGCGTGCCGCTCGTGTGGCAGCATGGGCACCAGACCGTCGACAACGTTCTCGGACACGCGCTGCTCGAGAACAGGGACGAGGGCGTCTACGCATATTGTGCTCTGAACGACACTCCGGCGGCGGATAACGCCAAAGAGCTCGTTAAGCACGGCGACGTCAAGGCTCTCTCGATCTACGCCAACCGCCTCGACCAGCGAGGGGCTGACGTTATTCACGGCAACATCGTCGAGGTTTCTATGGTCCTGTCCGGGGCCAACCCGGGCGCCTTGATCGACAACGTTGCTCTAGAGCACTCGGATGGTTCATGGACCGAGTCCGAGGATGAGGCCATTATCTACTCGGGCCTCACGCTCTCGCACGATTCCGGAGACATCACGGAGGATACAGAATCCATGGACGATGACGAGGTCTACGACGAGGACGAGGGCATGACCGTTGCCGACGTTCTCGAGACCCTCGACGACGATCAGAGGTTGGCCGTCGCGGCCCTCATCGAGGAGATCAGCGGAGACGTTGACGACGAGGATGAGGACTACGATGACGACGAGTACGACGTTGACGAAGACGATGACTACGAGGAGGACGCCGAGCACGGCGACTCTGGGGGTGATACTCTGATGCATTCCAACATCTTCGAGGGCGACGCTCTGCGCAACGTCGGTCCTCGGCTCTCGCACGCGGAGGAGGAGCAGATCTTCGCCGAGGCTCGTATGCCCGGCATGACTCTCCGCACCGCTGTTCTGGCCCACGCCGCGGACTACGGCATCAAGAACCCTGAGCTGCTGTTCCCGGACGCCACCAACCTGGACCCGGAGCCGCAGCGCATCATGCGCGAGAACTCCTGGGTCTCCAAGGTTCTCCAGGGCTCCAAGCACACGCCGTTCTCCCGCGTCAAGACCCAGTGGTCCAACCTGACCGCTGACGACCTGCGGGCCAAGGGCTACGTCAAGGCCAGCCGCAAGAAGGACGTCGTCTATGAGGTCGCCAACCGGAAGACCGAGCCGACGACCGTTTACAACAAGACGAAGATTGACCGCGACGATGTCCTCGACATCACCACGTTCAACGTCGTCGCCTGGATGCAGCAGAACCTGCGCATGGCCCTCGAGGAGGAGCTCGCTCGCGCCGTCCTGATTGGTGACGGCCGTGAGGTGTCCAGCCCCGACAAGATCAAGGAGAGCAACATCCGTCCGATCTGGAAGGATGACGAGCTGTTCTCCCACAAGGTTCTCATCGGCAAGGACGCCAAGACTGCTGACATCATCGACGCGGTCCGTCGGAGCCGGAAGTTCTACAAGGGCTCCGGTTCTCCGGTCCTGTTCACCACGAACGCCTTCGTGTGCGACATGCTCGAGATCAAGGACCTCAACCAGCGCTATGTCTACGAGACCAAGCAGGCCGTTGCTAACGCCTTGAATGTCACGGACGTCATCGAGGTCGAGGTCATGGAGGGCGCCAAGCGCGAGGCCGGAGGCAAGACCCAGAACCTGCTCGGCATCATCGTCAACATGCAGGACTACACCATGGGCTCTGACAAGGGCGGCGAGACCTCGTTCTTCGAGCAGTTCGACATCGACTTCAACCAGCAGAAGTACCTGCTGGAGGCTCGTTGTTCGGGCGCGCTGACCAAGTACAAGTCCGCGATCGTCATCGAGAAGGCCACGGCCTGATTCGGTCAAAATGGCAAGATTCTTCGGAAGCATAGGCTACGGGCACGCCGTTGAGACATCTCCCGGCGTGTTCGAGGACAAGATCACGGAGAGGGAGTACTACGGGGACGTCAACCGCTCCCAGAAGCAGTACGACGGGGAGGCGAAGGTCATCCAGAATCTTCGCCTCAACAACGAGATCTCCATCGTGGCCGACTCCTACGCCGAGGAGAACTTCTTCGCCATCAAGTACGTGAGGTGGATGGGGGCGCGCTGGGTCGTCACGAACGTGGAGGTCCGCCGCCCCCGCCTCATCCTCAACCTCGGAGAGGTGTACAATGGCCCAACGCCTTGAGTTCCACAACAAACTCGTTGCGGCGCTGGGCTCGAGGAACGTCTACTTCCAGCCCCCGGAGTCCGTCCAGCTCACCTACCCGTGCATCGTGTACGAACGGAGTCGAGCCGACTCGAAGTTCGGCGACAACGCCAATTGGATGTACACACCGCGCTACTCGGTCACCCTCATCAGCAGGAACCCCGACGAGCCGGTGCTCGATGCCCTTGCGGCCATGCCGATGTCTACCTTCGAGAGGCACTTCGTGGCGCACAATCTTCATCACGACGTGTTCAACATCTACCAAGGAGTATAGATGGCTGTCCTGACCTGGGACGAGACGGGCAAGAAGTTCTACGAGACCGGTGTGGACCGCGGTGTCCTCTTCCCCGTCGACCTGGCCACCGGCGCCTACGCCAAGGGCGTTGCCTGGTCCGGTCTCACCAACGTCACCGAGACTCCGAGCGGCGCGGAGCAGACTGACCTGTACGCCGACAACATCAAGTACCTCTCCCTGACCTCGGCCGAGACGTTCGAGGGCAAGATCGAGGCCTACACCTACCCGGACGAGTGGCTCCAGTGCGACGGCTCCGCCGTTGTCGACAAGGTCGTCATCGGTCAGCAGGACCGCTCGGCCTTCGGCCTGGCGTACCGCACCATCAAGGGCAACGACCAGAAGAAGAACAACTACGGCTACAAGCTTCACCTGCTCTACGGCCTGAACGCCTCTCCTTCTGAGCGCTCTTACGCTACGGTGAACGACTCGCCCGAGGCGATCACTTTCTCCTGGTCCTTCAAGGGCACTCCGGTCAACGTGACCGGCCACAAGCCCACCTGTGTCGTCACCCTCGACTCCACGGTCGTCGGTAACAAAGGCATGACCGCCATCGAGAAGCTGATCTGGGGCGACGGCGCCACCGAGTCCAAGCTCCCGACCCCTGACGAGGTCATCGCTGCCGTCAAGGCCGCGGTCTGATGACTCCCACGGACCCCGTGATCCGCTCCGGGGTCCGTGGTGACTTCCAGGGAGGAACGAATGCTGACGATTCACGTCGTCGGGGATGAGCTCTACGACGAGGATCGCAATGAGTTCATCAATGGGTTCGAGGGTGACCTCGAGCTGGAGCACAATCTCGTCGCTCTGTCAAAATGGGAGTCCAAGTGGCATGTCCCATACCTCGGCAACGATAAGCTCACCCCTGACCAGGTCCTGGACTACGTCAAGTGCATGACCCTGAACGAGATAGACCCCGTCGCCTACTCGCACTTGACTCTCGAGAACATCCAGGCCATCAAGGATTACATCGAGAACAAGATGACGGCCACGACATTCGTCGAGACCGAGGGATCCAGCCCCGATCGAGGGGTCGTTACGTCGGAGCTCGTCTATTACTGGATGGTGGCCCTACAGATCCCGTTCGAGTGCCAGTACTGGCACATCAACAGATTACTCACGCTCATCCGAGTGTGTAACGCGAAGAACCAACCCGACAAGAAGATGTCGACCGCCGCCACGCTTCGACAGAATCAGGCTCTGAACGCGGCGAGACGGGCCAAGTATCACTCACGAGGTTAGTATGCCTGGCGTAACTCCTCTGCTTCACACCACTGTGCGCGGCGAGTCCAGTCCGTACAGCACGGTGTACATCTCTCCGACCAACGGCGTTACTGATGCGTCGGTCACCCTAGGCGCGGATCCCTACTTCGAGCTCGATGTGGCATTCTACGCGGACTCTAAGGCCCTCGTTAGGGTCGTCCGACGCGACGGCACTTCCGATCAGAAGCTCATCGACCTCAAGGAGTCCATGCCCGACAAGGTCGTGTGGTTCAACTCTCGAGCCGGGTCAGGATACGGCACGTTCGACACCGGTTGGATCAAGTGCCCTGACAACAACGCCTATGTCTACCGCGTCATGGCGGGTCAGGTGTACGTCAAGCGTAATAGCGACTGGCAGACTCAGGACCTTAATGGAACGAGGGATGTCAAGGTCGTCGACCTCCCCAAGGAGATCCAGGTTCGAAGCCGGACAACGTTTGTTCTCCCCAAAGGCGACTACACTGACGACGGATCCATCATCGAGATCTGGCCCGGAGACGCAACAACGCCCCCGCGCGTTCGTGCGCAGCTCAAGGCCAACGGCGCTCGAATCATCCCGGTGCTCTTCGCTCCGATCGAGAATTCTAACGGCTGAAAAGGTCAAAATGACTGTATCTCAGTACGCAGCATCCTGCGCCAGGTACTATGCCGATGTCGCGGACGTCGGTTACTCCCAGCCTGACCGCTGGACTTTCTACGACCAGTCCGACTGGGACGGCTGGCTTATCCAGTCGCCCGCCAACGCGGACTGCTCGGCCCTCGTCGCCGGCTGCTACAATCTCGCAGCTCACCACGAGTGGGGGGAGCCCTTCACCGCTGGTTACTTCCCAAGGTCGACCTGGACCGGATCGATGCGTGATGAGTGCGCGCAGCGCAACTTCGCCGATATCTCCGACCAGTGGACCGGCAATGAGCCCGACGGCGGGTTCGAGATCGGCGACATCGTCCTGTCCGAGGAGGCCTCGGGCGGTCGTGGGCACGTCGCCATGGTCACAGGGCTCGGTCCGACCATTCTGTCCGAGGCATGGATCGCCGAGGACGGTTCGATCGACGGATACCTCGGCGACCAGACCGGTAGCGAGGTCCGATCCATCGAGTACAACCAGCATCCGTACACTCAGGCCGCCGCTTGGACACACTGCCTTCGCAGGCGGGACAACCACGGGTCCAGTGCCCCGTCCCACCGCGAGGAGAACGGTGCGGCCACTTCTATCCAGGATGCGGTTCTCCGTGCGGCTGACGCCGTCGGTTGTCCTTGGTGGGCCGCTCTCGGCGCGCTTAAGATGGAGACCGGCGAGGCAGGGGCCAATATCTATGGCCACGACGCTGGTGGCGCCTGCTCCGGCTGGGGAGAGGTGACGAGGGACAACTTCCTCAACTACTTCTGGCCTATCGTCTCGGAGTGGGGCACTTCGAATGGCGTTGGTCCGCTCCAGGTAACCTACAACGGGTATTTCATCAATGACCCGAACCGGGAGTGGTGGGATCCACAGAAGTCCTCCGAGGTCGGCTGCGCCATCCTTAAGGGACTCATCCAGTCCGAGGGCGATTCCTACGAGGACCTCAAGCGAGTCGGTTCTCGATACAACTCTGGGTCCGCAGACGGGGCCTATGAGGCTTACGGCATTCCGTTCTCCGAGGCATGCCGCTACTGGTACGACAAAGGCCGTCCGAGCCAGGGCTCGAGCGACGGCGGAGAGGAACTCGAAGTGTCATACGCCACCGATCTTCTCGCTGAGATGAAGGATCGTCTCGTCGAGATCTCCGATCAGACCGGTGCCGGCATCGCTGGTCGTCGTTTCGACGGTCCGCTCGTCGGCTGGCTGAAGGATATCTCCTACAAGCAGGACAAGCTCCAGAAGTCTCTCGACGAGATCAAGGACAAGTTCGGCGAGAGCAAGTGAGGTCGTCATGCCTTACTGTCATGTGAAGGGCGACATCCCGCCGTTCGCCACTCTCACCGTCGATCCCGATGATGGTCCGACTTACGTCGACACTGCGGGCGAGAACGGAAAGATCGACGGCATGGTGTGGTTCTTCCGGAACACCAACGCTCGCCTCTTCCTGGATGACCAGGGCTGGCCCGCCACGAAGACGGTCAAGCTCTCTGAGGACGACATCGTCGACGTCACCATCAAGAGCAACCGTCCCGCTGGCGGCGGAGGCGGGGGCAACGGGAACGTCATGATCCTCGGTCGTGAGGAGCAGGTCCCCGCAGGCACCCCGCCCAACACGGTTATCGTACGAAAGGTCTGATCATGGCGTCTCCCATGAAGGGTATCGCAGTCTCCAAGAATCCGGACGAGAAACTGAGCGTTCCGTCGGTCGCAGGAGACTGGGCACTGCTCATCGTGGGCGGTCAGCTCAACCACATGCAGGACTGCACGCCGGATGGGTGGACTGGGAAGTACGCCGAGGGCGAGGACATTCGGTCTTGCACCGTGGCCGTCAAAATGGTTGCGAATTCTGCCGACACGCAGAACGTCGCGTGGAAGTCGAAGAACGCAACTTACGCTGCTCGATGCTGCGCGGTCCTCGTGGTGCTGGATGGCGCCAAGGTCAAGTCGCTTATTCCTCGCACGCCAGAGAAAGCGTCTACCGGTTGGCAGAATGGGCCATTTCCGCAGATCACGGGTTTCGTGCAGCACGATGTGAACACCGCTGCGGTTGGTGCATTCCCCGCCAACGTCGAATCCATGACGAACGGGAACTGGGGCAAGTCTACGGACAAGTCCTGGTCCTCGATTGTCGTCGGGTACGCGCAGTCCGCATACGCTCCGCCCTCCGATACCGGCATCAAGGTTCGCTTCGGCGTCGACGTCAGGCTTAAGGAGCAGAACGACTCGCTCGATCCGACTCTGGCCGACGGCTCCAAGATCGGTGTTGTCGTCTGGGACGGTGTCAAGGAAATCGGGACGCTCACGATGCGGGCCATCCCCGAGGGCGCTAAGACGATCACGGAGCTCTTCAAGGTCCCGCACTTCATCGTGGCGCACCGAGGTGGATCTCTGTCCTGGCCCGAGCACACTGAGGTCGCCTACACCCAGGCCGTCGACTACCACGCTCACGCATTGGAGTTCTCGGCGGCCAGGAGTAAGGACGGAGTCTGGTTCGGTTGTCACGACCAGAGCATGAGTCGCCTCGTTCCCGCGCTGACCAAGAAGGCCGACGAGTACACCTGGGCCGAGATCAAGGCCGAGGCGTCGAAGACCCAGTACATGCCCGCTAAGCTGGACTGGTTGATCGAGAAGTACAGCTCCACCCATGTCATAGTCTTCGATCCGAAGTACAAGATGGCTCAGTGGCGAGAGATCTGCGACATGTTCAAGGGCATGGAGCGGAAAGTCATCATCAAGGCGTATTTCGACTCCAAGTGGATGTTCGACATGGTTCGAGCTCGCGGTTTCAAGACCTGGGGCTATGCCTACAACTCGGACACCGGCAAGACGGCTTACCCGGACTTCCTTTCGGGCAAGATCTGCGATATTCTGTCCATGGAGTTCGACGCGCCCCAGACTACCTGGGACCCGATCAAGGCCTCGGGGCTTCCCACCGTCGCGCATATTCCCGCCACGCTCGACAACCTCAAGGTCGGGTGGTCCAGAGGGGCTATGGGCGCCATCGTGGCCGGCGTCGCGGCTTCCTGTGAGAGGGCCGCATGAGTCCAGCGTTCACGCTGGAGATCGATTCGAGGATGGATACTGGGAAGTGGCTCGAGAGACTCAAGGAGGGCCGTTTCTTCGACTTCCTCGATGATTGTGGACAGGCCGGGGTTGCGGCATTGGCTGCTGCGACTCCGGTCAGGTCCGGTTACACCGCATCCTGCTGGTCCTACGAGATCAAGCGGAGCGCCAACAGAGTCTCATTGGTCTGGAACAACTCCCATGTGGAGCAGGGTGTCCCGATCGCAGTCATATTGCAGTACGGGCATGGCACCAGAACCGGTGGCTATGTCCAGGGCGTGGATTATATAAATCCGGCGCTCAGGCCTATATTCGACAGCATCGTCAAGCAGCTTGAAAGTGCGGTGAGAGGCTAGTGGCGTCCATCGAGGAGCGGGTGGTCTCGCTCAAGTTCAACAACGGCCAGTTCATGAACGGGGTTCAGGACTCCCTCAACGGCGTCAAGAAGCTCGAGGAGGGACTGGCATTTCGTGGTGGTGTCGAGGGGATCAATCAGGTCTCCGCGGCCGCCAAGAACCTCAATTTCTCGGAGGCCCAGGCCGGTGTCGCCGAGACCACGAGCAGGTTCTCGGCTCTCCAGTCGATCGCGTTCGGCGCGCTCGCCAGCATCGGCGGCAAGATCACCGAGATCGGCTCCTCGATGCTCTCGAGCTTCACCGTTCAGCCGCTTATCGACGGTATGAAGGAGTACGAGCTCCAGCTCAACTCCGTTCAGACCATTCTGGCTAACACCGCACAGAAGGGCGAGACGATCCAGACCGTCAACGCGGCTCTGGACCAGTTGAACACCTACGCGGACCAGACCATCTACAATTTCGGTGAGATGACGTCCAATATCGGTAAGTTCACCGCTGCCGGTATCGGTCTGGACGACTCGGTCGCATCGATTAAGGGTCTGGCGAACTGGGCGGCCGTTGCTGGGGCCAACTCCGAGGCCACCTCGAGGGCTATGTATCAGCTCTCTCAGGCCATGGCCGCAGGAACGGTCAAGCTCCAGGACTGGATGTCCCTGGAGAACGCAGGTATCGCCACCAAGCAGTTCCAGGACCAGCTTATCCAGACTGCCAAGATCCACGGCAAGAGCGTCGACGAGATGATCGCCAAGGACGGGTCATTCAGGCTCTCCCTCCAGGAGGGATGGCTGACCCAGGAGATCATGATGGAGACTCTCAAGCAGATGGCCGGGGAGTACTCCGACGAGCAACTCGCGTCGATGGGCTATACCGAGGAACAGATCGCTCAGATCCAGGAACTCGCCAAGACGGGTATGTCCGCGGCCCAGGATATTAAGACCTTCTCCCAGCTGATGGGTGTCATCGGTGAGGAGCTCGGTTCATCCTGGGGTCAGTCGTTCCGAATCATTTTCGGCGACTTCGAGCAGGCCAAAGCCCTGTGGACTCAGGTCGGCGCTTTCCTCACGGGCCCGAGCGGTATCATCACACAGATGGGCAACGCCAGGAATGCCCTTCTCCAGGGTTGGGCGGACCTCGGTGGTAGGGAGAAGGTCCTCGAGGGCCTCGCCTCTCTGTTCCACGCCATGTGGGAGCCGCTCCAGCGGATCGGTCAGGCATTCTCGCAGGTCTTCAGCGGTCCATCCGCCGAGGGTCTGTACAGCATCTCCGAGGCTTTCGCCAACTTCATGGCCAAGCTGGTCCCCAGTGAGTCGACTATCGAGTCCCTCGGCATGTACTTCGAGGCGTTCTTCCGAGTCATCAAAATAGGTGTTATGGTCTTGTCGGACTTCGGCAAGATCGTGGCATGGATCGCCGGTGGAGCGCTCAAGGGTCTCGGGGCTCTCATTTCCAGTCTCCGTGGTCACACCGCGGACTGGTCCTGGCAGTTGAGGGACCACGTCGTGGCTATTCAGGAGTGGTACGACAACCTCAATGTCGCCGAGAACGTCATCAAGGCAATCATCTGGACGGGCAAGGGTCTGAAGCGCATTTGGGAGAACTTCTCGGAGGGATTCCACGACGAGATCACGCCCAGCCTCAGGCGCCTCAGGGAGGCCTGGGACGCTCTGTGGGAGGCGCTGAAGTCCGCAGGCTCCGGCATCAAGGAGGCCGTCGTCGGACCGTTCCGGGAGCTCAAGCAGGGCGCCCAGGAGGTCGGACAGGCGCTCGGTATCGTCGGCGAGTCCACGGACGATGCAGGCGACTCCGCCGAGGAGAACGAATCCAAGTTCACCAAGCTCAAGAACAAGATCGTCGACCTGTTCGAGTCCGCCTTCAAGAAGTCCTACTTCTGGGGGCAGCACCTGGCCGACCATCTTATTCCGGCGATCGAGAAGCTCACCAGCTTCATCAACTGGCTGACCGAGTGCATCAACAAGCAGGCGGTCGTCGTCGAGGACTGGTTGACTCCGAAGATGCGGGCTCTGGCCGAGCTCTACGACGAGATCTCCACCAAGTTCAGCGAGTGGGCCGAGCAGATGAAGAACGGTCCTGATATTGCCTGGCTCTCCTCCATCGGCGGTATTCTCAAGTCAGTTGGATCAGGTGTCTGGGGCGTCCTGAAGAATCTGGCGACCCTGAACTTCGACTTCGACGTTGAGCCGTTCAAGAAGGCCTTCAGTGATCTGAAGACTCTCATGGGCGAGTACGCCGAGTCCGTCAAGTACGGATGGAGCACAACCAAGGACTTCATCGCCAATCTCGAGCTCAAGGACAAGGCGACCGCGGGCTGGAAGAATTTCGTCAAGCTTATTCAAGGCATCGGCAAGGTTCTCGGAGCCATCGGCAAGGTCGCTGTTGTCGCCGCCAAGGCTCTTATCGAGCCGTTCAAGGGCGCGTTCGGCGAGCTCAAGGAGATGGCGGACAACGGGGACTACACCGGCATATTCGACAGTATCCTGAAGGCCGGAGCCCTGGCCACCTTCATCGCCATGGCCCGCAAGGTCATATCCACTCTCAAGGAGTGGGGTCAGGCCGGATCCAACTTCGCGGGTATCCTCGGCAGTGTCAAGGACGTTATCGATGGGTTTAAGGACTCGATGGAGGCCACGACCAACCATGTCAAGGCTACCACGATCCTTCTGCTCGCCGCTGCTGTTCTCGTTCTGGCGGGCGCACTATGGGTTGTCGCTCAGATCCCGGCCGCTAAGATCGTTATGGCCGGATCCGCTCTGTATTTCATGTTCAACATGTTGAAGAAGGCCGAGGACGAACTGTCCGAGTCCAACGACAACAAGGATATGAAGGGCATGGCCAAGAGAATGCTGGCCTTGGTCGTATTGGCCGGGGTAGCACTCCTCCTCGGCAAGGCCTTGAGTAACATCGGGTCCATGGACTGGGACGACATCCTCAAGGGCGTCATCGGACTGTACGCAGTCGTGAAGATGATGATATCCATGGCTGACACCACGACCAAGAGCAATGTCGATCTGCTTGCTTTCTCCCTTGTGGCGGTGCCTCTGGGTATCGGCGTCTGGCTTCTCGCTCAGGCGGTCAAGCCGCTCGGCGAGATGAGTGTGTCCGACCTTGCTCAGGGTGTTATTGCCCTCGGACTCATCATGAAGATGATGTCCATGATGTCTCAGATGGGCACAGTCAAGATCAAGAAGGCCTCGGCCTTTGCGTTCCTTGCCTTGGCACTCACCATGAGACAGATCGCCAAGGTCCTCACCGAGATCGGTGAGTTGTCCTGGGGTGACACCATCAAGGGCATTATCGCCATGGACTTGTGCCTCACATCTCTGGCCGTGGCCGTATCTAGGCTCGGCGAGGGAGAGGAGGGGCTCGGCGGTAAGCACCTCGTAGGAGCCCTGTCGGCGCTTGTTCTGGCGATCACGCTCAAGATCGTGGCCAAGGAGATCGAGAGTTTCGCTACGATGGACTGGGGCACCTATGCCAAGGGTCTCACCATGATGGCCGTGGCTCTGGGCATCCTAGTCGGCATTTCGAGCCTAGGTGGCGGAAGTCTCGGCGGCGCTGCGGGCCTCATGATCACCGTACTGGCGCTGGCCATGCTGGTCCCGGTCATGCGAACGTTGGGCGAGATGGACTGGGGTACCGCAGGCAAGGGTATTGCCATCATGGCCGCGGCCTTGGGTGCACTCGTAGTCATCGGCTACATCGCAGAGGGAGCCGCCATCGGGCTGGTTGCTCTGGGTGGTGCCATATTGATGATCGGCTACGGCGTCGGCCTGGCCACCGATGGTATCGCCAACTTGGTGAACGCCATCGCCAACCTGTCGACCACAGGAGCCGAGGGAGTCCAGACATTCCTGGACGCCGTCGACGGATTCATCGAGCGGATGCCCGCCATGGGTACCGCGATCGGTGAGGCCTTCATCAATTTCATGCAGGTCTTCATCGACAACCAGGGCACCATCGTCGAGTACATCAAGGTCGTCCTGACGTCCGCGGCCCAGGCGATGATTGAGTCCATTCCGACGTTCGTCGAGCTCATGATCACCATTATCCATGCGATCATCCAGGTGGTCTACGACTGCGCTCAGGAGATCATCGACTGCGCCATATTCCTGATCATCACACTGTCGGATGCTCTTATTCAGAACATGCCGACACTGGTCGAGAGGGGTTCCGACCTCCTAACATCCTTCCTCGAGGGTCTGTCCTATAAGATCCCCGAGATCGGGACCAAGGCGACCGACTGCATCGTGGCGTTCCTTCAGAGTCTCGGCGACAACATGCCGAGAATCACCCAGGCGGCGTTCGAGACGATCATCAAATTCGTCAACGGACTCGCCGATGCCATCGAGAACAACTCGGGCGCCTTGATGGATGCTGGTATCCGGCTCATCACGGCAATCAGGAATGGTATCGTCAACGGTATCAAGCAGCTCGTATCCACGGGTGTCTCCGGGATGAGGAATGCTGGTCACAGGCTCGTCGAGGGTCTGAAGAACGCGATCAAGGGCAAGATCGAAGAGGTCAAGCAGACGATTCGCAACTTCGGAACCAGCATCGTCAACACGACCAAGCAGGTGTTCGGCATTCATTCTCCTTCTCGTGTCATGTTCGAGATCGGCGAGTTCCTGATGCAGGGTCTGACCAACGGTATCTCGGAGAACACTGAGCAGGGGATCGATGCAGCCTCCACGATGGCTCATGACACCGTCGACGCGCTCTCCAAGGGCTTCGCCAACACGAAGGATATTTGGAACGACGCGTTCGGCGGCGACATGAACCCGACGATCAAGCCGGTTCTGGACCTCTCGCAAGTGGAGGAGCAGGCCAGCAAGATCCAGGAGCTCCTGCCGCAGGACGATATTCAGGAGAACCTGTCGGCCAACATGACGACCCAGCTCGCGGGCAGGGCCGTCCAGGGCGCTCAGTCCCGCGTCGTCGAGACTGTGAACGAG